GGGACCGTTCCGCCGTACTCAACCATCATGGTTGTATTGCCGTCCGTGTCCGTGAAGGATTCCGCTTCATATTCATCAACCGAATATTTGAATGGGTCCTGACAATAGATTGTCCACTCTCCTTTTACGGCATTTCGCCCCTCTTCGATATCCGCCTCGAAATACGGCGTTCCGATGAAAAACATATCCTCTTCGTCGTGGAAGATGAACTGACTCTCTTCTCTATCCAGAATCCCATTCAATTTGTTGAAGGCGCTCCGGAACGATTCGTTATCTTCTGCGACAAGTTGAAAGCCAACGACGATTTCCCGCTCCGGGTATCTTGTCGTTTTGATTTTCGTTCCGTTTCGGCTTCCGATTTCTTCTGTTTTAAGGTCCTTTTTTAGGCTTTCCCTGCCTTTTGTGTATAATGTGCGGTAACCTTCGATATACAGCTGTGAATTTTCATCTTCGATGTATTCTCCATTAATCATTACCGCCTCGGAAGGTAGAGACAATAAAGTCCCTACCTCCGTTGTGTCTCGGAATACGTACACTATCTGATACCTCTCCTTCTGTTTGCTCTGGTGGTCAGTCGGTTCTGTTCCTGCTGCATAGTAGGCGCAAGTTGCTTCGATACCACCTTGCCGTCAAGCTCGGACACCACCGTGATTTCATAGTTGGCGGTACTGGTATAGTCCCATGTATCGTTCAAACTGTAATCTCCGGCAAATGCCATTCTGCTAGGACTCAGTGTAGCCATGTTCGCCAGCTTTGCAGCCATGCGGCTAATGTCACGCTTCTTGGATTCCATACCGTTAACTAAACCCATTGATAGGAATGCACCAATTTTATGGGTTATCCTTGAAGGTGAATGTTCCTTCGTCGTCTTCCTCATCTTTACGGTTGCAGCGCTTGAAGCTGCTGCCGCCGCCGCTCTGATTGCCGGAAGATGGTTAC